ATACAGTATTATCCTGCTGACAAAGAAAGAGTAAGGTGTATTGATTGGATACCAACATTAAGTGGTTGTGAATATAATTACTTCTCCTTTAAATGTAAAGAATATGCATTTTGCAATGGATATGAGTTGATGAGTGGGTTGTATTCAAATGATAACAATGCTAGAGGAAAATGTATTGTTTATAGATGTGAAGATGACAAAGAGAGAGTTATTAAAATTTTCAATGAAGATGATGAGCTTCAAGCCTTATTTGATGCTTGTCAATGGATACTAGACATCAAGGCTAAACAATGAGAGAATTTCCTAAAACAGAGATATTAAAAAAAATAGAATGGCTCCAAGATGTGTTTGTAATAAGAAGAGAAGAGCTTGGTTTTGAAGTTGATGAGCTAATAAAAAATGCATTTCACGAAGTAATCGCAGAGCTTGTAGAGTTACAAAATACTTGTGAGAATTGTAAATGGATTAAATTCTGTGGTATAAAAAACACCTTAGATACAAAGCACGCCGTAGAACTTCCGAATTTTTGTTGCAATAGATATGAAAAAAAGGATAAACAATGAAAGCAAAGGCAATCTATAAAAACTACAAGTATCGGAGCAAAACCTCCGAAACAATCATAGAATTATGCTAACATTTTAAAACACAAAAAAGGTAAATCTTTGGCAGACGCAATCGACGAATATTACGATTTATGTGAGATATGCGATTATGATGTAAATATTACTGCCAAAATTGTTTATCAGGAATTTAAAAAGGATTGGGTAAATAAAAAATGCGAAGAAGATAACAGACTTAGGCCTTATTTTACAAAGCAATATAAACTTCGATTTAAAGAATCAAGAATCATCGAAGATATTGAAAACTTGAGAGTCGAGAAATACAAAGGAACAATCAGTCGGTTATTAGACGCAGACTGCAAAATAATATTAGCACTAATAAAATCAATCAAAGGATTATTTTAAATGGCAAGACCTCAAAAGCATAACTGGGAAGAGATAAAAAAGTATTATGAATCAGGAATGCCACAGGCGGATATTTGCAAAAGATTTAACCTTTCAAGCGGTAGGTTATCAGAGAATATCAAGAAGGGACAATGGGCAGTTTCGGAGATAGTTACGGAGAAAGCAAAGACCGTAGAAAGGGCGCTTGAGGCTATTACGGAGATTCCGAAGTCCCATCTTAAGGCCGTTAATGATGTAATTGAAGATATTGTCAAAAAGCGTAAAGATATGTTTGATAATTCAGCACTTGCAAATCAAAGTCTTTACAATCTTATTTTAAGTACATTTAGCGAGCAAATCAAACTTGAAAAAGACCCAAAAAAGAAATTGTCATTAGGTATATCCGCAATTCCTATTTTAGAATCCCACTCAAAAACCACAGCTCAAAACAAAAGTACATTATTTGGCAAACAACCCGAAGCCCAAACAAATGTCACAGTAAACACAGCTATTCAAAACAGTATCCAAAACATTTCAGAAGCAGAGCTTACAGAAATAGCAGAAAGGTACGGGATTGTACTCAAAGATTGATGTAATAAAAGAGATTGCTAGGCGTAAAGCTTTTAATACCCTTTTAGGTTTTACAAAATATACATTTCCGCAATATGAAATAGCAGAACATCATAGGACAATCGCAAGTGCATTAGAAAGAGTTGAGCGAGGCGAGATAGACCGATTGATGATTACCGTTCCGCCGCGACACGGCAAAAGCGAATTGGCCTCAATACGGTTTCCTGCGTGGTATCTTGGAAGGAATCCGAACAAAAGAATTATATCGGCCTCATATTCGGGAGATTTAACGAGAGATTTTGGGAATAAGGCAAGAAATATTGTAGCCTCACAAGAGTTTGCGACAATATTTGGTAGGAGCGTTTCAAAAAAATCAAGCGCAAAAAACGAATGGGATTTGGATAATGAAAAAGGTGGTTATTACGGTACTGGAGTTGGGGGTGCAGCGACAGGTAAAGGTGCTCATTTGTTTTTAATTGATGATCCCGTTAAAAATAGACAAGAGGCTAATTCAGAAACAATAAGAAAAAACATCTTTGAATGGTACACTTCGACAGCCTATACAAGACTTGAAAAAAACGGGGCAATAGTTATTATTATGACACGATGGCACGAAGATGATTTGGTCGGAAGGCTATTGGAAGAGCAAAAGAGAGGCGGAGAGTTTGCCGAAAATTGGACGCTTATTCATTTGCCCGCCTTAAGTGATGAAGGTAAGGCTTTATGGTCGAACAAGTATAGCGAATGGGCTTTAAACAGAATTAAACAAAATATCGGTAGCTTTGACTTTGAGGCTTTATATCAGGGGAGGCCTACACCGTTAGGTGGTAGCATTATAAAAACATCTTGGTGGAAAACATACACGGTCGTTCCGCCAAAATTTGAAATGATTATACAGACGGCCGACACAGCTCAAAAGACGGCCGAATTAAACGATTACTCGGTAATAGCGACTTGGGGTAAGTTTGAGAATAAAATCTATTTATTGAGCATCACGCGAGGCAAATGGGAAATGCCGGAACTTGAAAGAATGGCTATTTCAGAATATCATAAATGGAAACCATCAAAGGTTTTAATCGAGGATAAAGCAAGCGGTACGGCATTAATTCAAAACTTAAGACGCAATCACTCAATACCTATAACGGCCGTTCAAGCATTAAATGACAAAGTAACAAGGGTTCAGGAAATAGTAGGATTTATTGAGAGCGGTTATGTTTATATTCCCGAACACGCAGAATGGGTGAGCGATTATATTTTAGAGCTAAGTCGATTCCCAAGTGGAGCGCACGACGACCAAGTTGATGTTACAAGTATGGCAATCAAAGAGCTTATGGGCTTTAATGGAGGCGGTACGGCAATAATTGATTTTATGCGTATGTTATACGATCAAAAAACAGAAGAGACAAAGGAAATAGTAGGTGATTAAGTTATACAATGGTGATTGCTTACAAGTAATGGACAAATTAATTAAAGATGGTGTTAAGGTTGATGCCATTATAACTGACCAACCTTACGGGACAACTGCTTGTTCGTGGGATTCAATTATACCATTCGACCAAATGTGGTTTAGACTAAATAAGTTAATCAAACCAAATGGAGCTATTGTACTTTTTGGTAGTGAACCTTTTAGTAGTGCTTTAAGAATGAGTAACATTAAGAATTATAAGTATGATTTGATATGGAAAAAGTCGAAATGTGGTAGTCCTTTTACTGCAAAATATAAGCCTCTAACTAAGCATGAGAATATATCTATTTTTGAAAAGAATGGGAAAAAGACAACTTACAATGCTCAAATGATGCAAGGTGAACCTTATAAAAGAACATCTAAAGTAGGAAAATACAATAATATGGGCTTTGGAGCAAAAGAAAACTTTGAGTATGGTTCAGAAGATGGAATGAGACACCCTGACTGTATTTTAGAATTTCCTCAAAAATGGAGAAGGCAAGACCAACTACACCCAACTCAAAAACCAGTAGCACTTATGGAATATTTAATCAAAACATACACAAATGAAGGCGAAACAGTCATTGACTTTACAATGGGAAGCGGAACAACTGGCGTTGCTTGTAAAAATTTAAATCGTAACTTTATAGGTATAGAGCTAGATGAGAAGTATTTTAACATAGCAGAAGAAAGAATAAACAATACAACGAAGGAAAACGAAGGCCTATTGTTTAGTTAAAATAAACAAAATTTTTAAAAGGGTTCACTATGGCAGAAAAAACACCTATTCCACAAACAATGATTGACAGGGTTGTTTCAGGCGTAAGATATGCAATATCAGGCGTACCACCGGAAGGGTGGATGTCGCCTCAACAACCTTTACAGCCTATTGCACAAGAAGCGCAAGGCAGAATGTTTGATTATCAAATCGGCCATAATACGCGTATCTCTTCAACAAAAGACAGCGTCAGCTTTAAAGAGTTAAGAAGTCTTGCGGATGGTTACGACCTTTTGCGATTAGTTATTGAGACAAGAAAAGACCAAATTGAAAAGCTAAATTGGGGTTTTAAATACAAAGATAAAGACAAGGAAAATGACAAAAAAATAGAAGAACTTGAAGCTTTTTTCGCTTTTCCGGACAGGGAACACGACCACGGTACTTGGTTAAGAGCGGTTTTAGAAGACTTGTTTGTCTTAGATGCGCCAACAATTTATCCAAGAATGAATCTTGGTGGAAAGCTTTACAGCTTAGAGCTTATGGATGGAGCAACAATAAACAGGCTTATAGATATAACAGGCCGAACGCCTATCACACCAGACCCTGCATATCAACAAATTTTGAAAGGCTTAAATGCGGTCGATTATACAAGTGACGAACTAATCTACAAGCCGAGAAACATCAGAACACATAAACTTTATGGATATTCGCCGGTTGAGCAAATTATTATGACAGTTAATATTGCGCTTAGACGACAAATTACGCAATTAAAATATTATTCAGAGGGTAACATTCCCGAAGCTTTAGCGAGTGTACCGGAGGTTTGGAGTTTTGCACAGATCAAAGAATTTCAAGATTATTGGGACGCAATTATTGAGGGCAATTTAGCAAACAAACGAAAGCTTAAGTTTATTCCACACGGGGTTAGTTACACGCCAACAAAAGAACCGGTTTTAAAAGATGAATTTGATGAATGGTTGAGCCGGATAGTATGCTTTGCTTTTAGCATAAGCCCTCAAGCGCTTACAAAAATGATGAATAGAGCAACAGCCGAAACAGCTCAGGAAACAGCAATTGAAGAAGGCCTTGCGCCGATTATGAATTGGGTTAAAAATCTTCATAATTACATTTTGGTTAAGTATTTTGGCATAACAGATATTGAATTTGCTTGGAAAAACGAAAAAGAGGCAGACCCTTATGTTGAGGCTCAGATTAACCAAATCTATGTTAATTCAGGCATTAAAACTAAAAACGAGGTAAGAAGCGAGTTAGGGCTAGACCCTTTAGATGAGGAAGAGCTACAATCTCAAAACGAGAATATCAAGCAAGAAGAAGATAACAAAAACAATAATGAAGAAAATCCAACCGGCGGGGAGGATGGCAAATCCAAAGAGGGAAAGTCGATAGGGAAAAACTTTATAAGTTTCAGTATTAGGAAAAGCAATCAAGGTACACCAATCGACAGGGAGCGGGAAGAAATAACGGAGTTAATTGATAACGCCTCAAAAGTAATATCTTCGGACTTTTACGCTTTTTCAAAAAAAGTAAAAGGTGATATTGGTAAGCTTTACGACAAACAGATTTTAAACAGATGGGTAAAAAACGATTTTGACAGAGTTTATATCAATGGCCTTTCTCAAGGAAAAGCCTTTTATGAGGACAGTTTTGGGAAGTTGATGCTTAAGTCTTTCCCGTCAGAAGGAGGTAGTACAGATGAACTTGACAAAGAGATTAAGAAACAACTTAAAAAAGCTTTTGGCGATTATTGGGAATCAGTTTATTATCCTCAAAAGGAAAATAGCACAATCCTTTACAACGATATTGTAAATAAATCGTTAGGGGTTAATGATTATCTCAACAAAGTTGACGGCGTAGATTTTGAGCTTATAGTGCGCAAATTAGACCCTATTTTAAATGATGGATACAAAGAAGGAGTTAAGGCTGGGTTTGAGTCAATAGCGTATTATCCTTCGGAAGAGGAGTTTAGAGTTGTTAATGAGAAGGCTATTCCTTTTGTCCGAGAGAGAGGCTTGGTATTAGCTAAATTATCAGAATCAACAAAAGACCACTTAAGACCGTTAATTGAAAAGTCAATTAGCGAATCGCACAATGTTAACACGCTCAAAGATGAGCTTCAAAATAGTTATGCTTTTAGCGACGCAAGAGCTATGATGATTGCGAGAACAGAATTAGCTTTTGCAGACAGCTTTGGCAATTATCAAGCGTGGGACGAAAGTGGATTGGTTAAGTATAAACGGTCTTTATTGGGTACAAACGAGAATCACGGTCAAGACGATATTGACAATGCAAATCAGGGGATTATAGAATTTGATAAGGCTTTTGGTAGCGGTCACCTGATGCCACCATACCACCCAAATTGCATTTGTACGCTAATACCGATTTTTAAAGAGTGATATAATTAATCAAAAAAGGAAATAAAAGTGAGCGCGCCTTTTTACAATATAACAATCGAAGAAAATAGCGATTTTAATTTATCTTTATCTTTGACTCAGTTCGGAATGGATATTTCGACACTTCAAGATGAGGCTTTATTCAAAATTTCCAAATCGTTTTATAGCAAAACGCCTATTGATTTAAGCGCTTATGTTTCAGTCGATGAAGGAATGGTAACTATCTCAGTTCCTGCCGAAACGATAAAAACAATTCCTTTCACAAAAGGGGTTTATGATATCGTTGTTATAGTTGACAGCATTCATAGAAAAAGAGCTTTACAAGGAAAGGTTAAAATACTTAAGGCGGTAAGCAAATGACAGTAGAGGTGCAATACGAAGAGTCAATCGTAACAGTATCGCAACCGGATGACGGAGTCATTACTTTAACTCAAGATGATATTAATCCGGAAGTTATAAACGACAACTACGAAAACATAGTTTTGGATATGAGAATGACAAATCCGGTAACAGGTGAAATGGTTCCGGACTTAAGTTTAAACACTTTATATAAAGTTGTTGAAGAGGTGCTTGAAAATTCAGATAAGGCGACCGTTCACGCATCAAGCGTAATTGTTAATCCTTTAACAATTGATAATTCAACTATTACGGGGACAAATGTACAAACCGTTTTAGAACAACAGGAAACTAAAATTATAAACGGGGGTTATTTTTAATGGCAAATACAGTTAAAATCAAAAGAAGTACAACAACGGCAACACCGCCGTCACTTGCAGAAGGGGAGTTGGCTTATAGTGAGCTAAGTGGTAATTTATTCATCGGTACAAGCGGTGGAAATATGGCTCGTGTTGGCGGTAACGCATCAAGCACAAATTATATTGAGGACATTCAAGATATTGCAGGAGGTATGGTCACAGGTAGCACACAAAATGGTATTGCGGTAACCTATGACGATGACACGGGCAAAATTAATTTCAATGTTAACGACCCTTTGATAACAATCACAGGCGATGTTGATGGCTCAGCTACTATGACAAATTTGGGCAACACTACAATCAATTTGACACTTGACACAGTAAATGCAAATGTGGGAAGTTTTGGTTCAACTACTCAAATACCAACTTTCACGGTTAACGGTAAAGGCCTTGTGACCGCAGCAGGTTCGGTTAATGTTGCAACAGGTTTAAGCATCGCGGGTGACACAGGCACAGACACGGTTTATTTATTGAATGACACGCTTGGGTTTGTTGGTGGAGAAGGAATAGATGTAGTGGTAACCGACAATACAATAACAGTTTCAGGCGAAGACGCATCGGATTCAAACAAGGGTATAGCATCTTTTGCAACAGCAGATTTTACAGTAACAAGCGGTGCGGTAAGTATTAAAAATGTTGATTTAGGCGCACAAACTTCTGGGAATTATGTTAAAGATATTGTAGGAACAACAAACCAAATAATCGTTAGTACGACAGGCGAAGGCGTAAGCCCTACTTTATCGCTACCACAGTCAATAGCGACAACTTCAGATGTGACTTTTAATGGAGTAACTATTTCAAGCGGGGCTTTAACAGGGGCAGACGCAACAACATCAAATCACGGGTATATGAGTTCGACAGACAAAACTAGAATGGATGCGCTTTATACTTGGTACACAAATATGACGACAGCGGATGCAAACAACATAATTGACACGATTAATGAAATGATTGCCGCTTTCAGCACAACACCGGAATCACTCAATGTTTATACGCAACTTACAGCGCCAACCGATATGACTTTAGACGGCGGAACATTTTAAAAACGGGGGTTTTCCCCGCTTTTCCTAAATAGGAGCAATAGTGGCAAATGTCATAAAACCAAAAAGAACTACGGTAGCAGGAAGAGTACCAACGACAGCAAATATTGCGGTCGGAGAAATAGCCTTAAATATGGCAGACTCAATTTTATACTTTAGAGATACAAGCGACAATATAAAATCAGTAAGTTCAGGACTTGCAACAGTTGGCACGGCGGGGACTTACACAAAAGTAACAACAGATGTTTTTGGTAGAGTAACAGCCGGCACAACTTTAATCGCTTCGGATATTCCTACGCTGAACCAAAATACAACGGGTTCGTCAGGGTCTTGTACAGGTAATGCAGCAACAGCTACAAAACTAGAAACAGCAAGAACTATTAATGGCGTTTCGTTTGACGGGACAGCCAACATTACAATAACGGCATCAGAATCCACTACTATTACAGAATGGTAAATAAATAAGGGGGTTAAGCTATGAACAATTTTTATATTCCTTTCTCAAAAAAAGATGATGACGAAAGAATGGTTTTTGGATATGCTTCGACTGAAACCATGGATAGCCAAGGCGAAATCGTAGCAAAAGACGCAATCACAGAAGCTTTACCGGAATATATGCGATTCGGCAATATTCGCGAAATGCACCAACCAAGCGCGGTGGGTAAAGCACAAGAGGCAACGATTGACGAAAAAGGTTTATACTTAGGCGTTAAAGTTGTTGATGATGCGGCGTGGACAAAAGTTAAAGAAGGTGTTTATAACGGCTTTTCTATTGGCGGGAAAATCGTTACAAAAATAAATGATACGATTACCAAACTACGCTTAACTGAGATTAGCTTAGTTGATAGACCGGCAAATCCAGAAGCGGTTTTTGCATTTTACAAGGGGGACGATATGGAAGAAAAAACAGAAGTCACAAAATCTGACGAAGCTTTAAACTTGATTAAAGGGTTTATGGGCGAGGAAGTTTGGGACTCAAGTATGGCTTTAGAAGCGCTTAGCAATATAATGAATTTGCTTGGTTATGAACTAAACGAAAATGAGCAAATGCCAGAGCAAATACAAGCACTTCAAACAGCTATTGAGGCAATAAAGGCGTTCATAGTTAGCGAGATTCAAGAAGATAACGGATCAGGCGAAACAGCAGGACAAATCATTGAAATGTCGGACAAAGTGGACGATATAGCAAAAGCGGGCGCATCAATCAGCAGAGCAAATAAAGCCAAGCTTGAAAATATTATGGCTTTATGCAAAGAGCTAATGGGCAACGAAGACGAAGGCGAAGAAGATAAAAAAGAGGATGAGGGCGAAGCGGAAAAAAGCGAAGCTTTAGAAGATTTGGCAAAAGCCGACGACCTTCAAAAATCTTTTGATCTTATAAAAAGCGAGCTTGAAATTGCAAAAAGCGATTTGCAAAAAGCACACGATAAGATTGTAGAGCTAGAAGCAATTCCGGCATCGCCAAAAGGCGCATTGTTAGCAATAGCAAAAAGCGACGATGTTGCAGTCGGTGAGGTTATAGAAAAAGCGGTGGTGTATGATTCAAAAGGTAGCGTTAACGAAGTAGCGTCACTAATTAAATCAATTCACAAGGGCATATAAATTCGGAAAAACCGATTTATCTAATTGATGTATTATTACATCGATCCAAAAAACAAAAAAGAGAGGAAACAACATGAGTATGACAAATGAAAGTTTGGCAGCGCTTAAAGTAGCGCAAAGCACTCCGGACGATATTATTAAGTCGTTTGTACAACCTTCAGCAGCTACAACAGGTTTACAAGCTTACAACCTTGAAGCACCAAGCAAAAAGCTTTATCCGGTACTTACACCGCTAAGAAATAGCATTGCAAGAGTTGGCGGAAGTTACGCGATTCAAGCAAATTGGAAAGCAATTACAAATGTTAATGTTAACAATGTAAGAGCGGGTGTTGCAGAAGGTAAAAGAGGTGGCGTTATTTCACACGCACAAAGCGAATATTTCGCAGCGTTTAGAGGCTATGGACTTGAAAACAATGTAACTTTCGAAGCAAACTATGCGGCTAAAAATTACGAAGATGTAAAAGCTTTAGCAGTTCAACAAACACTTGAAGCAACTATGATTCAAGAAGAGAGATTGATCCTTGGTGGTAATACTTCGGTAACTATGGGCAAAACAGGAACTCCAACAGTTGTTGCAGCTGATACAGGCGGTTCGCTTGCGGCTGGTACATGGAGCGTTATTTGTGTTGCTTTAGGACTTCAAGCTTACCTTGATGCAGTTGGTGTTAATAACGGTTCAATAGGATCTTATTTTAATGCAGCAACCTCAATCGTTCCTTCGCAAATCACAAGAACAAACGCTGATGGTTCAACTGATACATTTGGCGGTGGATCTGCTCAAAAATCAGATGCAGCAACAGGCGTTGTAAGTGTTGGCGTAAGCGTTGGTAAATTATCTTGCTCAGTAGCAGCGGTAAATGGTGCAGTTGGTTACGCTTGGTATGTTGGCGCAGCTGGCGCAGAAAAATTGAATGCGGTTACAAATATCAACTCAGTTGTTATTACAGCGGCTTCTGCAAGTGGCGCACAAGCAGCAAGCGCTTTGACAGATGCAGACAATTCTAAATCTGATTTGGATTTTGACGGCCTATTGTATCAAGCGTTTAAATCAGGTTCAAATGCTTATATCAAAACAATGGCAACAGGTACAGCGGGAACAGGTACGCCTTTGACTTCTGATGGTGCTGGCGGGATCGCAGAGTTTGAGGAAGCGTTTATCGGTTTCTATAACAAATATAGACTAAGCCCTACTAAAATCTATTGTTCAGCAACAGATTTGATTAAAATCACTAAGTTGATTATTGGTAACGGTGGCGCTCCATTGTTGAGATTAACAACTGATGTTGGAAATCCTTCTGCAATTTCAGCGGGTATGGTTGTTGGCGAATACTTGAATAAAGTAACAGGAACAAAAATTCCTTTAGTTGTACACCCAAATATGCCAGCGGGAACAATTTTCTTCTTTACTGAAAGTTTACCTTATCCACTAAGTAATGTAGGCAATGTTTGCCAAATGTTGATGAGACAAGATTACTATCAACTTGAATGGCCACTCAAAACTAGGAAATACGAGTACGGCGTTTATGCTGATGG